CGCCGTGAAGCTGTAGAAGCGGTGATTTTGAAGGGCGAATGGTCGTTGTCCATGCAGGGTCGAGTGGCCCGCAAGTTCGGTTGCTCTGTGAAAACGGTTCGACGTGACGCGGCAATGATTCGGCGGCAGTGGGCCGAAGATGTCGGCAGTCAGAACACCGACGAGAAACGGGCGATCTTCCTGGCGCGACTGAGACAGGCCCAGAACGACGCCCGATCCGATGGGGCGCATACTGCCCGATCGCGCCTGTTGGCGTTGGAGTCACGTGTAGCCGGGATTGACCAGCCCATGCAGGTCGAGGTCACCCACAAAGCAGAGCACCTATCACCGGTACAACAGGCCCAGCTAATCGTCGAACACTACGACGCAGCGAAGGCATTGATTGACGCAGCGGCGCCGGGCGCCATCGCCGCCATCGAGGCCGACTTCAAAGAGGTAGCAAATGCAGAATGAACCCGCCGCACAATGGATAGCAATCGACAAGCTAATGCCATGGGCCGAGAATCCACGGATCAATGACCACGCCGTCGATGACGTCGCAAAGTCAATCCAGCGATTCGGGTTTGCCTCACCCATCATTGCGCGAACCGAAAACAACGAGGTGATTGCGGGCCATACCAGACTGAAGGCGGCGATCAAGTTGGGGCTTGATAAGGTCCCGGTCCGCTTCATGGACCTGGACCCCGCCGATGCTCGGATGTTGGCGCTGGCGGATAACCGCGTGGCCGAGTTGGCCGACTGGGACGACGATGCCCTGGCGACTATCTTGCGCGAGTTAGACGCCGATGGCCTCGACCTGGATGGCCTGGGCTGGTCTGACGATGACCTTGCGGATCTGTTGAAACCATCAGAATATGAAGCCAAGGAGGGCGAGGAGTTAGACGTTGACGGCTTCAGCGATTTCGACCATCAATGCCCACGATGCAGTTTTGAATGGGACGATCAATGACGTTGCCCCCAAGGATGACGGGATTGTGGACGCTGAAGGATGCCCATATGCCCAAAGACGCTGGATCGGTGTTCTCCTGCTTTGCCTGCGCTGGTGGTTCAACCATGGGCTACAAGCTGGCCGGGTTTGATGTGATCGGCTGCAACGAGATCGATCCCAAGGTGTTCGCGGTCTACAACCGAAACCACAAGCCCCGTCACCCGTTCGTCTGCTCAATCCGTGACATGCTCGACAAGGATCTACCCGCCGATCTTTACAACCTCGACATCCTGGACGGGTCACCACCATGCACATCATTTTCTATGGCTGGCGTGCGTGATCGGGACTGGGGCAAGGCCAAGAAATTCAGCGAGGGCCAAGCACATCAGCGGCTGGATGATCTGTTCTTTGAGTTCATCGCATTGGCCGCCAAGTTACGCCCCAAGATCGTCATCGCTGAGAACGTCACCGGCATCGTCAAAGGCAAGGCCCGCGGGTACGTCAAGGAGATCATCCAGGCGTTCAAGGGCGCGGGCTACACGGTCCAACTATTCAACCTGAACGCAGCACAAATGGGCGTGCCACAGGCTCGGTGTCGGGCGTTCTTCTTGGCTCGCCGGGATGACCTTGGGCTGAAGCCGATCCGGCTGAAGTTCGACGAGAAAACGGTCACGTTTGGCGATGTGATGAAATTGAACCTGCCACTACCAGCCCGTGAGTCTGGCCTGAAGTTAACACCGAGCACCGCCGCACTATGGAGGCGATGCAAGCAGGGTTTTGGCTTTGGCTCAATAGGCCGTTTCAACCTTACCAAGAAGCTCTCCACCAAAAAGCCATGCAATACCTTATGCGGATCGGGTACCATTCTGCACCCGACAGAGCCACGGCATCTATCTGTTGGCGAATGGCTCGCGTGTTCGACGTTCCCGATGGACATGGCCTGGCCGGCTGGCCCACAGTCCAAGGCAAAGTGGTTTATGGGTATGAGCGTGCCGCCATTCATGGTTCAACGAATAGCGTTGGAAGTTAGAAAGCAATGGCTACCGGGACCGGACGCGTTGGAATGATCACACCAGGGGCCAATGCTGCCGCCGTGTTCCCTTCTCTGTTGGGTCTTGACCCGTTGGAGAGTGCCACGCTATGGCACCGACCAAAGCCACGCACAAGCCAACGTCGAGCCGTGCAAGACCTGGGTTCATTGGTCACCTTGATCTTGGGTGGGAACCGATCGGGCAAGTCAGAAGCATTGGCACAACTTGAAGTGGCAACGGCATTGGGTCGCAAGAACAGATCGGCGCGGATCTGGTGTCACATGAACACCATCCCCCTTGAATACCTGCCGAATAGACCGGGGCGGGTGTGGGCGGTGGCGTTGGATTCTGGTGATAGCCGTGAGTACGTCCGACCCAAGGTGGCCAAGTATCTGCCGCAAGGTTGCGAGTGGCGAAACCGAGAGGGCACAGGGCGTGCCGAGGTACGGCTACCCGGCGGCGGGCGCATACTGTTTCCGTCAGTTTCAGAGGGCCGGGACGGATTCCAAGGGGCCTATGCTGACCTGATCGGATTCGATGAGGAACCCGAAAGCGAGGCGGTGGTCAACGAAGCCATGATGCGATTGGTCGACACCGATGGGCGCATGGTCTTCGCCATGACGCCTTTGCGCGGAATGTCGTGGGTCTATGACAGGTGGGTAGTTGATACCCCGGACAATTGCCGCGTGCATTGGATTCACGGCACCGATAACCCGCATCTCCCTATCGGCGGCCTGGAACGGATGCTGTCACAGTTCGGTATCCATGAGCGGGCAGCACGAGAAAGGGGCGAGTTTACGGCTTTGGAGGGCCGGGTGTATCCTGAGTTTCGGCGCGACCTTCATGTCGTTAAATCCTTTCACCCGCCCGATGACTTTGAGAGGGTCGCCGCCATCGACTTCGGAACCCGCAACCCGACCGCCATTCTATTGGGAGCGGTCGACCCCGCCGACGACACCCTGCACATCATCCAAGAACACTACCGATCTGAGTGGACCCTTCGCCAACATGCAGCCGAATACAGGCGCATGATAGCGGGCCACCCGCCGCCGATGTGGTTTGTCGCCGACCCCGCCGATCGTGGTGCCCGGCTCGCCCTGGCACGCGAGCACGACATCCAGACCATCGCCGCCAAGAAGCGCAAAGGTTCTGTGCGGTCAGGCATCAATGCCGTATCGGAGCGCCTGTCCCCCGACGTCGAGGGCCGACCCCATCTGGTCATCCATGACCGATGCAAGAACACGATCCGAGAGATCGAGGGCTACGTGTGGGCCACCACCGCAACCAAGAACGACATGCCCGACGCCCCCAAGAAACGAAATGATCACGCCATGGATGCGCTCGCGTACATGTGCGCCCAGTTGACGCGCTCGACGTTCGGGGTTGGCTGAATTGTTGTACGGGGTCGCCTTGTTTTTTCGACCGTACAACACTCCGATCCGTGACAGGTGTGACAGGTGTGACGAGTTTGACGGGTGATATCTGTGTGTGTGTATGGCCACCCACCAAACGCACACACCCTGGTTTTTTGCGCCCCTGCCCGTCACCGTGCTACGGTATGAGCCATGGCAGACGACATGGTGATCCGGCAGACTTGGTTTGCACGCGTCTTGCGTGCTGTTGGGCTATTGCCTGCCACCGAGCAAGATCACAAAGCCGGGGCTGACTATTCGCTAGGCCAGGGTGCCGATCATCAATACAGCGTCGCGTCGTCAATGTCAGCCATGGCGGCGTTTCCATGGGTCAAGGCATCGGTCGAGGCCATCGCCAGCGGCTTGTCATCCGTACCGATCCGAATGACCAGCGGGCGCGGTGTCGATGCCGAGCGAGTCGATGACCATCCGTTGCTCGACCTGTTGGACCAGCCATCATCGAGGGTCAACGGATCGTTGTTCCGTCGTCAACTGGCGACCGATCTGGTTCTGTCTGGAAATGCGTATGCCTTGATCATCGGAGACCGTGAGCCATCCGGCCTTCTTCGCCTTCATCCCGAGCGGGTCAAGGCCGTACCATGGGCCGATGGGCAGGTGTCCCATTACATCTATGATTCAGGACGAGAAATCAGCTATGACCACGAACGGGTATTGCACTTTCGATCGACATCCTGGGGCGCAGATCCGTCTGGGAGCCTGTACGGTGTTTCGGCCATCCAAACGCTACACCATGATCTCAGCGCCGATCTTGCGGCGTCTTCAATGGCGGCAGAGACGGCGAAACGGGGTAGGCCCACTGGTGTTTTCAGCCCCGCCACAGAGGGCGACATCTGGTCATCGGCGCAGGTAAAGATCATGCGCGAAGCCTACGATCGGCAGTTGACCGGCAAATCGTCGGCTCTGTTCTTGGGTGGCGCCGCCAAGTATCAAGCCCTTTCGTTCAGCCCTCGCGATATGGAATTCCAAGCCCAAAGAGATTGGGTGCGATCGAGCACTATGGCAGTGTTCGGCGTGCCTCCCACAATTTTGGGTTTGCCCACTGCGAATTTTGCGACATCCCGCCAACAGGCCAAGACGTTTTGGGAGGGCTTGCGACACCGGGCGGCCATCCTCGACGGCGAGCTAACCAGGCTTGCCCGTCAATGGGGCGATCCGACGCTCCATGTTTGGCACGATTTCAGCGGTATCGAGGCCCTTGCAGAGTCGAAGACAGAGCAGGTAAACCGCGTCAATTCGTGGTGGGCGATGGGCTTGTCGCTCAGACAGGCGGCCGAAATGGAGGGTATCGACCTTCCAGAAAATATCATTGAAGAAGAACCCGACGCCGACGAGCCTGAAGAGGTCAACGAAGGCATCGGCGGGATCCGTCAATTGTTCATTGGGGCAGGGGAGACGTACAAACCACCGGTAACGGAATCGGAGCGGGTTGCATTGTGGCGCGGTTTCATCGACAAGGCACATGGGCCACGGGAAAGGGCCTTAGCCTTGACGATGCGGCGCGAGTTGCGGGCACGAGCAAAGAGAACAGGCGCGCGGTTGGAGGCGATGTTCGAGGGCCAGAAATCCATCAAGCGAGATCTGGGCGACACCGAGTGGTCCAAACTGATAGCAGCGTCCGAAGAGATGGCGGCGATGTCGGCGGCGGCGCGCAAGGACATACAGCGCACCCTTGCCGCTGGATTCCGTGAAGCGGTCAAGATGGTGCCAGATGCCGATCTGAGGTTCGACCCGATCCGAAAAAACAAAGAGGTGGAGCGTCTATTGGGTTCGCTGGTCGTCAACGTCGAGGCCCTGTCGGTTGAACAGGTCCGCAAGATCGTCCTTGCAGGGCTGGCCGAGGGCGCCACAATCGCACAGATGCAAGAACAGTTGATGACCTCGCCCGGCTTCAGCGCCGCGCGCGCTTTAACCATCGCAAGAACTGAGACGACACGTTCGGTCAATGCTGGCGCTTTGGTGGCCTATGCGGGCGCCGCCGACAGCGGGATTGATATGAAGGTCGAATGGCTGACGGCCCGTGATGATGCGGTTCGAGATTCGCATGTGGCGATGGATGGTCAGACCATTATGGTGGGCGGTTCGTTC